CATTGCAAGTTTATTGGGATGATACACATACTAAAGTAATTAAATTCTTCCATGTCCCAGTACAAAACATTCGTGCTGAGAAACTATATGATAATCCAAAAGTACAAAACTATTATTATTGCACTGATTGGAGTGATTATAAAGCTCAGAAATATAAGAAAAAGATTCCTGCGTTTGGTACGTCAAATGAGAAGATGGAAATTCTTTACATTAAGAACTATACACCAGGCAAATACTATTATTCATTACCTGATTGGGTATCTGCATTACAATTCTCTTATGTTGAAGCTGAATTATCTAATTTACATATTAATAATATTGAGAATGGTTTTTTACCATTGGTGATGGTTAATATGAACAATGGTATTCCAGCTCCTGAAGAAAGACAAACTATTGAAGATTTAATTGAATCTAAATTTACAGGCACTAGAAACGCTGGTAGATTTATGATATCTTTTAATGATGATGCTGAAAGAAAACCAACTATTGAAACAATTAGTACTGATAATTTACATGAGAAATACAAATATGTTGCTGAGTACGCTCAAGACCGTATATTAGTTGGACATAGAATTACATCTCCATTACTATTTGGTATTCGTACTGAAGCTAATGGATTTAGTTCTCAATCAGAAGAAATGAAGACAGCTTATTCTATCTTACAAACAATGACTGTTAATCCTTTTCAAAATTTAATCATAAACTTTTTAACTACTGCACTAAGTGAAGGTGGATATCCTGATACTCAATTATATTTTGACCAATTAACTCCATTAGCAATTCTTTCAGAAACAGCTGAAGAAACAGGACAAACAACTGAGGAAGTGCAAGATGATATTAATGAAGAAGGTGAAAATCCTGCAGCAATTGAAGATAAAGGTTCTGTAGATACAACAATAAATGATGAAGTATTACAAATGAGTAATCCTAACTTCACAAAAGAATACGAAATATATAAAAAATAAAGAATATGAGCTACGCACTTTTTGTAACTAGAAATGATATAATTAAGAACTCCCCATTACAAGGAGCTATTGATGCTGATAGATTGTTACCATTTGTAAGAACAGCACAAGATAAATACATGCTTAACTTGTTAGGTACTGTATTATTTTATTACTTACAAGAGAAAATAGAAACTAATACTATATCTGCATTAGGCCCTTATTATCAGGATTTAATTAATGACCATATCAAACCTACGTTAATATGGTACGCATGCGTTGAATACATCCCCTTCAGCAACATCCAATTCAAAAGTGAAGGTGCTGTTAAGCATAGAAGTGAAGTGAGTGAGGCGCCATCTAAAAATGAAATTGATTACCTATTACAAAAAGCTATGAATAGTGCAGATTTTTACGCAACTAGAATGCAAAACTATTTGATAGCTTATTCTAATCAAATACCACAATACCTTGAGAGTGTTGGTAACTTAACACAGGTTTACCCTGATTTTAGTAACCAATATTTTGGAGGTATCCAATTATAATATTATGGGAACTGTAGTAAACAATATTGGTACAAACTATTCGTTGTACTATAACGCTTTAGATTATTTCAAAACGATAATGACTAACCATCCTGGTATTGAAGTTGTTACGCAAGGAGATATATTTGATGTAGATACTGAAGAATATCCAGCATATCCAATAGGAAACATTCTTATTACAAATGCTGTATTTGGTGATTCAGTAACAGTATATTCTTGTCAACTTATTGTAGCAGATAAAACTAAGTTAAAAAATAATGAATCAACAGGACCATTTAATAAGCAAGTTATTCCATTTTTTGGTAAAGATGATGCCGTTGATATACACGCAAATACATTAGGTATTTTAAACGATTTACTTTCATATACACAATATGCAGTAAATAGCTTTGATATTACAGGTGGAATAAATTGTGAAGCATTTAAAGACCGTTTTGAAAATGGTTTGGCTGGTTGGGTTGCAACATTTGATTTGACAGCTCATAACGATAGACCAAGATGCTTATATAATTTATTACCTGAATAATGGCAAGTACACCAACATTAGAACAAATATCCAGCAAATATAGGCAATTAGCTAAAGCTGGTGCTCCAGTTAAGACTGGTAAAATGAGAGATAGTATTGCTACGAGATATAAAAAAGTTAGTGATTTCAAATATACATTAGACCTTAATATGGTTTCTTATGGTTTATGGTGGAATACTCCTCCAAAAGTTGTTAAAAGGGTTGCTCTATCTAAGAGACCTGAATTTAACTTTGTGGTAAGAGCTACTGAAGATAAGGGTTTAACGGATATGATATTAAACTATTCAAAAGCTCAAGTTCAGTTATTGATTGCACAAAACTTACAGGATACATTCAAAAAAGGAGGGTCTAGTAAAATTAGACAATCTTTCGGTAAATAAGACCATCCAATACAATTTAGGATTTGATGGTTAAATGTTAAATAAGATACTATGGCCTTAACGATTACTCAATACCCAGCATCAGCATCATTGGCACAATCTCCAATGATTTTTACAGTTGCAGAAAGCAGCGGTGTTGTATATAGTTCATCTTTTCAATATTATGGAGAATTATACTATTGGACAGGTTCAACTACAAAACCAGCTATTCCAGAATATACATTAGTAAAATATCCAAATGAAAGTTTGGTTGGTATATTTGATGTAAGTAGGATTATGAATTCTACACTAACTGATTTAGCACAACAAAACTCCTCAAATGTAAAATATTTAGCAGTAGATTTCTACTGGCAATATAGAGATGGTTTAAATTTTGTAACCAGTTCACACACACTTAGTGGTGTATATAAAGCATTAGATGGATATGGTATATTTCAAGAACCAATTAATCAACAATTACCTTCTAAATCAGTTTACTATCCATTATTAACTGATGGACCGGCAACACAATCATTTTTAGATTCAAATTATGGTGTGAGTGGTGTATATGTTGGGACTGCAGGTGGAACACAACCTACCAGAATAGTTTATTCAGGTTCTTTAGGAAATGGTGCATTTGCATTATCTTCATCTATTTCATCTTCACAACAAATTCAACAATATCCAATAGCACCTAATCAGACTGGATTTCCTCTATCTGCATTATCTGAGTACTATACTATCCAAGCATACAATGGGAGTACCGCATTAGGGACGCCTATTCGTTTTGAACAGGCTTGTATTCAAAAGTATCCTAACATAAGAATTAAATGGAAAAATAGATTCGGACAATTTGATTGGTTTAACTTTTATTTAGTTAATAGACAAGGGTTTCAATCTACAAAGCGTACATATCAACCACAATTAGGTAGTTGGCAAAGTACTGGATTATCTTATCAAAATTATGATAGCTCTACTTTAAATTATTTATCAGATAGTAAACAAACACTTTCAGTTAATACTGATTATTTAACTGATTCGTATAATGATATATTCAAACAATTGTTAGTTTCTGATGAAATATATTGGGTTTATAATGAACCAAACGATTTAAGACCTATTACAATTACAACAAATAGTGTTGTATTTAAAACAGGTGTTAATGATAAGTTAGTTCAATATCAATTTGATTTTGATTGGGGACAAGCATATAAATTAATCATATAATGGGAATAACTAGTACTCAAGGTTTCGTATATAAACTCGTAGCAGATGGTGTGCAATTAGATGTATTTGAAGATGAAGAAATACTTTTATCTGATAATGTAACTGGATTGTTTGATTTAGGTGTAATACCTGCTGATTTCACAAGACAAATTACATTACCTGGAAGTAAAAAGAATAATGCATTTTTTGAACACTGCTATGATATTAGTATAGAAAATCCTGATACATTTGCAACCAATATTAAAGTTCCTTGTTATTTAGATTTTGATGGTATTTATTTATCACAAGGTTATCTACAATTAAATAAGGTAAATGTACTTTATAATAAATTTATTGATTCATATGAAGTAAGTATCTATGGAGCAGTATCTTCTTTTGGTAGAACTATTAATAAAGCTTATCTAACTGATTTAACTAATTTATCAGTATATAATCACACAGCTTCGTATAATAATATATCAGCAAGTTGGGGTGGTAATTTATTTAATGGTGATATTGTTTATCCTTTAGCTGATTATGGTAGTGGTTACGAATTCACATCAGGTCAATTGAATTTATTTGGGATGGATGACCAGGATGGTGCATTATGTGTACAAAACTTTAAACCAGCAATCCGTATGAAAAAAGTATGGGATGCAATATTTGAATATGCAGGATACACATATACAGGCTCATTTTTTAATGAACCATTTTTAGATGATGTTTATTTAGTTTGTAATAACTCATTAAAATATCCTGAATTTGCCGGCATTGATTTAGAAACATATGGTAAAATAAAGATAGGTGCAATATCTGGTAGTGGTATGACCGATAGGGTCTTAACTGCTGGTACATGGACTACACTACCTTGGTATAACGAATTCTCAGACCCACAAAACTTTTATAACAATGGGGCATATGAAGTTAAAGAAAGAACAAAC